GTCAACAGAAACTCTTGAACGACTTGAAAGAAAAGCGTTCTGACCGTCTCAAGAATCAAATCAGGGAAAACGCCAGTATCCTCAACCTTGTCCAGTTATTCAAGGAGGAGGAGAGTCGTAAGAAGCTTATTAAGCTGGCCAACCTACGCAGGGAGGTCGTCAAGGGCGAGGTCGAGAGACTTTCATCTATGGATGAAGTCAAGTGCCGCATCATGGGTATCAGCCCGGAGGAGGTTCTCAATGGTTAAGTGTTTGGTATGCAATGCTGAATTCGCGGACGACAAATCCTTGCATCGTCATGTCAAGGCTCATGGCTTTCACGTCTTTGAATACTACCAGCACGTAACTCCGCGAAGGGATTTGCACGATGGGAGTTTAATACTGTTCAAAAACAAAGAGCAGTATTTCAAAACCGACTTCAATTCGATAACGAACATGCGCTTGTGGCTCGACGCGCAGACGCCCGAGAAAAGGGCGGAATACATGAAGGCTCTCCTTTCCAAAAGGCAGACGGAAAAGCATCTGGAATTCGCTCCGACGCAGGTTGAACTTCGTTCCTTGAAAATGCCGGGGATGTTCTACTACAATCAGGTGTTTGTGGACTATTACGCCCTGACGGACTCAATGGGGTTTCGTAGCCGATATGAATTCGTGGAAAAGTTGGACTGCCATGACTTGTTCAGGGATGCCGGTGCCAAAATCTTTATTGACACGCGAGAGCAGTTGCCTTTGGAGTTCGATTGTCCGACGGAAACAGTAACGTTGAAGTTCGGAGACTACTCTTTTAGCAAGCCCGACCCGAGCGGGGCTGTCCACGTTGAACGAAAGTCCATAGGAGATTTTATTGGAACTTTGTCGGGTGGCAGGGAAAGATTTGAACGAGAAATCGTTCGCGCCAAGGAAGCCGGGGCATACTTGGTGGTGTTGGTTGAGGAAAACTTGGCCAACGCCATCAAGTTCAATACCTTGGAGTCGGTGTATCATAAGAATACCAAGGCAACGCCGGAATTTGTGTTCCATAACGTTCGTGAACTGATTCAGCGATACGAACATATCCAGTTCTTGTTCGTAAAAGACAGGAAGCAGGCATCCAGCATGGTTAAGAGGCTTTTTTGCTGTGGCAACCAGATACGCAAGATTGATTTGCAGTATCATTATGATATAGGGCTACTCTAATGTGGTATTCGGCTGAGAAGTATATAAAAGGCGATTTAGTTGACGTAAACGCCGAACTGGAACAGATAGCTGGCGAGATGGAGGACAAGGAAGCTAAAATCGCCCTAGCTAGGTTCCTTCGCGCCAACATCGGATTCACAGTTGAACTGATTTCCGGCATAAAACTGGCCCCTTATCAGGAAATCATCCTCAAGGCCATGTTGCAAAGAAATTTCAGCATGAACGTCTGGGGCCGTGGTTGCGCCAAGACTTTCGTGGCGAGTGTATTTTGCTTTCTGCAATGTATCTTTGAACCTAATTCCAAAATCCTGATTGCTGGCCCTACTTTCAGAACGGCCCGATTCATATTCAGTAACTTGGAGAAGATGGTGTCGTCTCCCGGCGCACAGCTTTTGCAACAGGCTTTTTCCACGAAGCCGTCCAAGCGTGGTGACCAGTTTGAATGGTTGGTGAATGGAGGTTCCATTACGGCCATTCCGTTGAACGGAGAAAAGATTCGTGGTTTCCGTGCAAACATCCTTGTCTTGGACGAATACCTTCTTCTGCCGGAAGAAATCATCAAGAACGTCCTGATGCCGTTCTTGGTGGCTCCACAGGACATGACCGAGCGTTTGAGGATTCGTGAAGCCGAAGACGCCGCGATTAAGGACGGGCTGATGGGAGAGGCTGATAGGCAAATTTTCGAGAACAACTCGAAGATGATAGCCCTGTCCTCTGCTTCGTTCACATTCGAGAACCTTTATAAGACTTATCTGGAATGGACGGAACAGATAATGAGAAAGGAAAATGGGGACGCCACCTATTTCATCAGCCAGTTTGGGTATGAAGCCTTACCGCCCGACATGATTGATAAAACAATCATCGAAGAAGCCCAAGCCGGTGGACAGTCCAATTCCTCGTTCCAGCGAGAATACTGCGCTCAGTTTACGGACGGTTCCGACTCTTATTTCAGCGCGAAAAAGATGCACGAATGCACGGTTCCCGATGGGCAGGAACCCACCCTAAGACTTACGGGCATTCCCGACGGAAAATACCTGATTTCCATTGACCCAAGTTTCAGCAACGCTCCAAACTCCGACGATTTCGCCATGTCGGTATTTGAAATGGGCGAGGAAGAAAAAGATGCCGTGCTGGTTCATAATTATGCCGTGGCCGGGGCCGACTTGAAAGAACATATCCAGTATTTCAAGTATCTGATGGATTCGTTCAAGCCTGAAATGATTATTATTGATAATGCCGGGTTCCAGTTTATTGATTCCTGTAATGAGTCTGATTATTTCAGGAGCCAGCAGTATCCCATGACCTTCTTCGATTTCGACAGCGATTTGGAAGGCGTGGACTATGAGTTGATGGTCAAGCAGGCCAGAAACCAATACAATAAGGAGAAAAACTGCATTTGCTTCAAGCAGAATTTCAGCAGTGATTTCATCCGAAAGGGGAATGAGCATCTACAGGCTTGTATTGACTATAAGAAGATTTGGTTTGGCTCCCGCATCTCTCCCAACGGAGCGGCTTTCGACAGGGCCACCAACTCTACCCTTCGCATCCCGTTAAAGCCGGAAGAAACCATCATTGATGCCATTGACACGCAGGACGACCGAATTTATCAGGTTAAAAAGCAATGCGCCCTTATCGAAGTCAAGTCAACGGTCAAGGGCACCCAGTCTTTCGACCTACCTCAACATCTAAAAAGAAACACGTCTGCCAACCGAGCGCGTAAAGACAGTTACACGGCCCTGATGCTTGGAAACTGGCTGTTCCGTTGCTACAAAGACATCAAAACCGCCCCAATCGAACAGGTTGGGACTTTCACCCCGTTCTTTGTATAAAAAGTGTAATATATGGAGAATAGCGGGCTAAGGTATGGCATCAAGTCTCATAAAATTAAGGCAGATTGACACTACGGAACTGGCAGCGTGGTTGCAGCAGTATTTGGCTGGAACTCCCACGCCTTCCGGCTATACCTTTGACGAAGACATCATCCCGTTGCAGTCGGGACTACAAAGTCTCGGCGACACCTCTGGATACTGGGCGAATCTCTACGCCAATAGCATTACCCTTCCTTCCGGCTCTGGAATCAATTTCGGAAATCAGTTTTTCACCACTAGCGGCAATTCTTTGATTATTAGGGATGGCCTTGGCGGGACTACCATCATTTCTTCAACCACCCAGTATGTCACCTACATCGGGCCGTCGGGTGCCCCCGGCCCTACAGGGGCTACCGGCGCGGTTATCACGGGCGCGGTTCCGAGCGGAGACAATTCCGTAGTTTTCTATCTAAGTGATGGCTCAAATACAAACCCAGTTGCCCTTCCTTCCGGTTCCATTGGCCCATCTGGTAACATGGGGCCGTCGGGAGCCTCTGTAACAGGAGCGGTCACTGGAAGCGACATAACCGGGGAATATTTTCAATTCCTATTCTCCAATGGCAACACGGGTAAGGTCATTTATATTCCAAGCGGTCTTCCGGGCAGGGACGGTGAAATCGGAGGAGTGACAATTAGCTTCTATGGGATGACTGGTTTGTTCACGGGAGAACAAATGCCGTATGTCCACGTTAATGGAATAGCTGATGCTGCTTTGGGTGGGCCTACCATCAACCTTCTGAAAGGTTTCAGTTACAGGTTCGGTTTTAGTGGCATCAATTCCCTTTACTACAACGCCGACTCCGTTACCCAGCAAACCAACTTCATTGCGTATGGCTCGAACGACACTATTCGTTCCATGTTTGTCGGTTCGGAATTCCAAAACGGAAACGGGAACCCTCTCACTGACGTTTCCAATTCCGGGGTATTGCTGTTCACTTTATTTACGGCGGATACTCAGACCGGAAGATATTTGTGGAATGATGGTAACGCTCCCGCCTTATCAACCGTCCAAGGCAACGTAGTTGACATCAATACGGTATTCGAGGACTATGCCTACATCCCCGAAACGCTCCAAATCGCGGGCAGCGGGTATGACTTCTACTGGAAGACGAACGGAGCGGTCAGGTTCTCCGACTCCATAGCAACGGGATACAAATACGGATTTGCCCTCTATAACCCCGACCCATCCAACCCGCCCGTATTGGCTGATTCTCCTGCTTTCTACGTTCTTGGGGACATTGCCCTTTCTTACGCGCCCTTGGCTGGCCCACAGGGTTTGCAGGGCATCCAAGGTATTCCGGGGCCGGGAGGGGGTCTAGGGCCGTCAGGAGGGCAAGGGCCGACGGGAATCGGTGTTTCCGGGCTGGATACCATCGTTACAGATGGAATCCTCAATGGTTTTCGATTTGTATTGACCGATGGCAGCATTGTGGGGCCATATTTCATCCCTACTGGTGGAGCTATGGGGCCGTCGGGTGGAATTGGGCCTTCTGGAAACACCGGGGCTACGGGAGTCAGTGTAACCGGGGTTATCCAAGACAACCCTTCTGGAATTCGATTCTCTTTGTCGAACGGCAATACTACCTCCGAAGTATCCCTACCAGTTGGGCCAATGGGCCTAGCGGATAGGTATTCAACCTCGTTCTACAATTCAATTTCAAAGGTTTCTGGACAGATAAGCTACCCAACTGGGTTCTATACGGGAAGCGATGGTGTTAATTGGACAGTGGCTTCGGGTGCGGGCAGGGTTCTCAAGACCGGCATCTACATGAAAATCTATGACCAGCCGACTGACTTCTTCGCTGGCATGTCTTATACCCCGGCTCAGAAATTGGTTTTCGCCAAGGTCGGTGCATACGATTCTTACTTTCAAGGGGATGTGGTTTCCTTTGATGGACATGCCTTGACGGTTTATATTGACACGCAACTTGGGGCTTATACAACTCCGGGGCTTTCCATACTGAACGATGATACTGTTGCTGGGCTGATTTCGGTCAACCTCTCTAGTGCTGCGGCTGTTGGGCCTACCGGAATATCTGTGACCGGCATCGAAAGTTATACCAGCGGTGGTGCCGCTACTGGGATTCAATTTCAGTTCAGTAACTCTACCACTTCCCCGGTTTTCGCCCTTCCAGTTGGCCCGCGTGGGCCTGCGGGAACGAATCAGGTCTTCAACACCGTCCAGTCGGGGGTTGATACTTCGATGGTTCCGAACCAACTGCTCCGTTTCGACACCTATGACATGTATGACCTCAATGTCACGGGGGATGGAACAGCTTTACAGGTTTCCTTCCATTCGGGAACGGTTTCCGTGGGACAGGTATTCTCTGTCCTGCTTAGAAACAGCGGAATTGGGACAACGAACGTCTCTTTTTACCCAAACAACCAGATTTACTACGTCAACGGGGTGCCTCCTGCATTCCCGGCCACCCCTATGATGTTCAACATTTATACATTTCAGAGGGGAAATGACTATAATAATGGTGTGGAAACACATCCGGTGTATTATTGCACATACGCGGCGAATTACCCCGCGCTAAACTAACATGAAGAAGAAGACAATACTCAAAACCGCCAAAGCCAGCGCAGCAAAGAAGCAAATCATCGTGGAATCCACGCCATTGATGGTTTCTGAGGCGTCCTCGGAATCTAGGACTAGCACCAGAGGCAACGCTGCCGGTCTTATCGAGCGCACGGCCAGATATAAGAACATTGATGATGGATTGGTGCCCTTCAAGATTAACACGGGATATGGCAGCGGAGAATCCACGGTTGACATTAAGGATGCAATCATTCTATGTCAAAAAGCCTACTACAATTTTTCCCAGTTCCGTAACGTCATTGACATGATGACGGAATTCTCGGTTTCAAACATCTACCTTCGCGGTGGAACGGCGAAGGCGAGAACGTTTTTTGATGCGTTGCTCAAGAAGCTGAATATCCTCTCCTTCCAAGACAGGTATTTCAGGGAATATTACCGTTCTGGCAACGTGTTCACTTACCGTTTCGACTCCCTTGTCGAGCCGGAAGATATAGCGAAAATCACCCAGTTGTTCGGGGCGGTTCCTCCGTTGCAGAAAACCCCCATCGCCCAGCCTCCTGCTAGACCGGCTGCTGCTCCAAAGGGCGGTAAGAGAACGATTGCTTTGCCGGGGCAAGAAGACAGTGGATTGAAATTGCCGGTTCGTTACGTTATTCTGAACCCTGCCGACGTTCGCCTATTGGGAACAGCTAACTTCGGTATCGCCATCTACCAGAAGATTCTTACTGAATACGAACTGATGCGCCTGCGTTATCCGCAGACCCCGGAAGACGAAGAACTTTACCAATCTCTGCCGGACGACACCAAGAAACTCATCGAAAACAAGAAGATGACTTTCGTTCCCCTGTTCCTGCAACCGGGCAAGATGTATATTACGTTCTATAAGAAGCAGGACTACGAACCGTTTGCCGTGCCGATGGGCTTCCCTGTTCTTGAAGACCTCAACTACAAGTATGAGTTGAAAAAGATGGACATGGCCATCAGCCGCACGATGCAGCAGATGATTCTGCTCGTTACAGCCGGTGCCAAGCCCGACGAAGGCGGAATCAACCAGAAGAACCTTGACGCTCTCAAGAAGCTGTTTGAAAATGCCTCGGTGGGACGTGTTTTGGTCGCGGACTATACAACCAAGGCTCAATTTGTCATCCCTGAAATTGCGGACATTCTCGACCCGAAGAAATACGAGGTCGTTGACCGCGACATTAACAACGGGCTGAACAACATCTTGTTGGGCGGTGAGAAGTTTGCCAATCAGGTGCAAAAGACCGACGTGTTTTTGGCTCGTTTGAACCAAGCCCGTCAGACGTTCTTGAACGACTTCCTATTCCCTGAAATCAAGAGAATTTCTCAGGAGTTGGGCTTCAAAAATTACCCGACGCCGTATTTCGAGGACTTCGTTCTCAAGGATAATGACGTGCGCTCAAAGATTTACACCCGCTTGATTGAATTGGGTATTTTGACCCCGGAAGACGGTATTCGTGCCATCGAAACCAACGTCTTGCCGTCCAAGGAAGAAAATGATGTTTCTCAGCAGGCTTATAGAGAAGCCCGCGACAAGGGATATTATCTTCCTCTCGTTGGAGCGTCTGTCCAAGACCCAGCGGGGGCTGGTGCAGGAAGACCGACTGGAACGCCTGCTCCTAAGATGACCAATACCATTGGGCCAATGGGAGGCAAGGCTTCCGTGGACGATTCCTATAGCCTACTCAGGTTGAAAGAGAATATGGTCTTGGCTCAAACCTTGGACGAGGGCGTCCAGAGTCATCTCAAGAAGAAATTCAAAATCAAGAAGCTAAACAAGCAGCAAGCCGAAGTAGCGGAATGTATTTCCAGCACCATCATGGTCAACGAGGAGCCAGCAAAATGGATTGAAGCCGTTGCGTCATATTGCGACAAACCGGATGGCTCGAACCCCGAAAGAGCCAAGAAGGTTGATGAAATCGCCGCGCAACACGGAGTCAATCTTTACATTGCCAGTCTGCTTATGGCCAGCAAGCAGTAATGCTCCAATTTCTGTTCTTGGGTCAGGATACGGGGAGCCTGTTCTCGTCCTATTCTGGTATCCTGTTCAATGCTGCCATCAATTTCAGCAACGAACTGTTCTACCCAAATTACGTCATCCTCCGAGACGCTTTCGGGGACGTGATTTTGGATTTCCCGTCCACCGGCATTACGTTTCTGCCCGCGCCGGTAGTTGACGAAACCAATTACAGCATTGTATTTGCTGGGGATTTCTTTGGTTTTGGGGATTCTGGAAGATTTACGACTAGGTTTTCGGGTGACGCGTATGGGGGTTTGAAAGACTTTTACCAGATTTCATATTCGCTGGCTGGCTACCCATCAGGGATACTCTATGACCGACCGAATTACTCGATACTGGTAAACGGGATTATCGAGTCGGGTCTGACAGACAGGCCCACTTATTCGACGTTTGTGAACTATGGACAGGTTTCCGGCATTCTGACCGACCGACCTGTTTTCTCCTTTTCTGTGGCCTATGGACAGGCAACAGGAATCCTTGTGGACGCCCCGAAATACGAGGTAGATTTGTTTGGGAAAACAGACTCGATTCGCTACGATAAGCAGACTGTCGGGATGTTGTTTTTCGACGGATTTATCAGCAGGGGTGCGCTGGTAGTGAACTTCGCAACGGGCGATAACATGAATCTCAGCCTTTCTTTCGTGCATGGAAGCATATCAAGATAAGGCTAAAAAGTGTAAGATAATAGTATGGACATTAAACAGAACGTGAAATACGCTCTTGAAGGGAAGTTCAAGGTTGATATTTACAATAAGGAAGGGAAGTTGATTGAATCAACCGACTGGTTCAACAATTTCATCACTCCTACTGGGCTGTCCTACATCTACAAATACAATTTTGCCGACTGTTTCAGGTTTCTGTCCTTGGGTAATGGAACCGCGCAAAACTCGGGCAATAAAGACGGAACCGGGCCGGGAACTACTGGCCTTTCTTCTCCAATCCCTTTCGTCCTCACAAATCTTGGATACGACACGTCAATCACGGGATACCCCGGCGTCGTGAATCCGAATTCTTGGAGCGGGGCTTTGAGCCTGCAATATATCGGGCCTTGGGGCTACGCGGTTGGGGCCGGAATCACGGAAGAACTTACCGGCCCTCGTTTCTATCGAGCATGGAGAATTCCTTACTACCAGCAAGAGGGTTCGCCGACCTTGATTACTGGCGGGGACTTGCAAGTCCAAGAATTTTCTGTATTCCCTTCCAGCGGAGAAGACCCTACTGGCCGTTACGCTTTCAGCCGTGTCAGAAAACCAGTTACCATCCCAAACGGCACCTATGCTTACGTCTCATACCAACTGGCCATCAATTTGACCAGCAATATCATCCAGCCGCTTACGGGTGGGACTTTCAATACGGGCAACGCCGATGTTTCCTTCGAGAGTTTGCAGGTAGGGGAATGGGCGAAACTAAGCGGAAACTACCGACAGGTGTATCATGGTTTGGCTTGGATTGATGCAAATGGTGCCTCTCTGGTTCCTCAATACGGGGCAATTATGGAGCCTTCCTGCACGGGTTTGCACGAAGCCAGATTCTACCTTTCCCCGGACAATGGGCAATTTGACGTTTCTACCACCGGGGGGGCGCAGTCTGACGAATCCTCGGCTTATGCCGCCGATGGGCTTTATGGTTTCTCCCACCAAACTCCGGTTTGGAGAGGACAGGCCAATAACACCTACGAGATTGATTACACTTTCACCAATACGATTGTCCCTACAGTATATAACAACACCATCCCGACTCTTACCGCCAAGACGTTAAAGGCCAACATCAGGATGGGACACGTAGGAAACATTCAGGACGTGATACCGTAATCAATCTCGTAGGTGTTAGTTTCGCCAAGCTTGGCTAGAAACATGTCCCCTATCGTTGACCCTATTGACTACGAGTATCAGACATATTCCAATGCGACTCCGGGCGTGAATGCGGACGCTACAGGAATAAACCCGGCCTATCCAGCGCACGGAAACCAAGCCCTGATTTCGACCAGAGGTTTCAATTTACCAATCACGGGATACCCGACTACCGGACGCAGCCGTCAGTTGATAAGAAGGCATTCATTCATGCCAGCCCAATCGCTAGGAAAAAACACTAGATTTGGCTCTCTGGTTTATGCTTTCGTAGCCAACGGGAATTTCACGAATGACTTTTTCCCGACTCTCGACTGTCTATTCTACGACTCTTCCGGTCAATATCTCATGTCTCACTATCGAGAGATTACGGGCTTATACTTCACCAACAGGGGCAGCGGAATCGTGGACGCCGCCACATATACTGTTCCAGCGTTGAGTTTACCGTTCACACACAGGACATTTCAAGGGCCGGGAACCGGCGACCTGTATGGACACCCTGCGGAGCTAGGAGGCTAACATGTATTATTACGCTTCTGAACTAACAGGATTTGCAATGCCGGGTGTATCGTTGAACGCCAACGACGCGCTTGGGCAAACTGGAAGCTTGCCGTCGCTTACCAATTCCGGGGTGGGAGAAATCTATGGAATCTTCATCAGCACGGGGTTCCCGTCCATTGGATTGATTCCTCATATCCCAAGCGGGGTAAAGCCTTCCGTTTCGGCCAATGTTTACTACCCACAGGTTCCGCCATTTGAAACTGGGGCAGTTGCTCTCTACTTTTTTATCATGGGGATTACCGGGCTTCCTTCTTGGTTGGCTCCGGGCGGATATGCCGACCTGACTCATCCGTTACTTTCGGGAACTGGAAACACCAGTTTGAACTGTGAAGTCCTAACGAACGGGCAAGTCAAATATGCCGGGACAAGCGGCTACTTGCGCCCAAGCGGATATTTGCTCCATAAGGAAGTTTACGCCCTCCTGCCGAATTATGCCCTGCCCGACATTGGGATTACTGGGGCTACCGGGGTCAATTATCCAACTAGCGTAGGTGGAGTATATCCTGCTATGTTGCAGGACAACATCCTGAGTATCAATGTCGAAATGACATGGTGGGCCGATTCGGGTGACGCCATCAACTGTTAAAATGCAAAAATGCCTATTTACAATGAGCCTGTCGGAATCCCGTTCTCAGGTGTCCCGTTAAATCCAGACATAACGGGTTCGTTGGATACTGGCGTTTACCCGCACGGCTTCGGACAAGTTTTTGGAATCTACTGGAATCAAATAGCCTATCCTTCCGTCGCCTTGGCGAAGCACTCCCTTGATAGTCTGTCCCCACCCGGAGAAAGCGGGGATGTTTATTGGCCAGCCCCGTGTCCATTTGGGCAAAAAGTCATTCTTGGATTCAATCAAATTGAATACTACGACCCTGTATTGGGTGTGTATCTCTACGATGAGTCGGGGGTGTTGAGGCAGAATAACCAACCAGTCGTTGACTTCAATTTCTCCTCAATCTTGCCCATGCCGTCTGTAACCGGGCAAACACTGGGTTCAAACAACGGGTATTTTCTAACTACAGCTAGAGTCGGGAGAACCGGGGACGGAAGCTGGTCTAACTTCGCCTCTTTATCCATAGCCTCACCCAACTTCACGGGATATATCGCTTACAAAAGTGGAACGGGGATGCAGGCATTTGATGGCGGCGGGAACTTTGGAGATTATACTGACAGCGGGGTGCTGAAAATCAAAATTGAGAACTCAACCCTCTACTTCAAGCCATTTACCCCCATGCTTTACCATGACGAAGTTCCACATGGAACAGGACTTGTCCCTTGTTGGAGGGTGACCGGACTTTTCGAGACATTGGCCGATATGACGGGAGATTTCAACAGAAGAATCTCTTTTACCCAACCGGGGAATCAATATTGTGTTTTCTTTTCCGGTTACGATGGCTCAACGCCTTTGTTTATAACCTACTTAAATGGAGGGTCTGGAATCGGGTATTTCAATGCCCAGCCCGTGATTCCGGCGTTCCAGCCACCCGAAGCCGTCCTTTTACACGTTGAAAACTCGGGGCTTTTGCCCAACTATGGACAGCCGACAAGCGATACTTTTCCTGAATACGCGATTGTCAGGGGCGGATATTATCCAGCCATGCCGGTGTCGGTTGGTGTAAATATTTACATGACGATGGCGTGGGAAGCGGATTGCAGCGATGCGGAGAATTGCAGATAATGATTACAAAGGCTAAACTTAACCTCAAGGGCCAATACAGGATAAAGGTCTTCGGTTCCGGGGACGTTCTGAAGTCGGATACAGATTTCATTGATAATCTGATTACCGATTCGGGAATCCTGTTCCCATTCGACATGGCCTTCGCTGACACGTTTCGTTATCTCAATCTCGGAACAAGCACGACCCCGCCCTCCAATAGCGACACGGGGGTTTTCAGCCCTATTTCAGAATATTCGTATTTGGGAGCTTACGCAGCAGTTACAGCCGGAATATCCAATCCAGCAAGCCCAATGCAGATTCCCGATGACGCCTCTTATTCGCCCGAAGGCTGTGGAACTACATACCAGTTTGACTCAATTTCTCTATTCAGGACGTGGAGGGTTCCGTCCGGCGTTGGTTCGGCTACCGATGGAAATATCATTACCGAGTTTGCGGTTTCCCCCTCTGCTCCAATCGAGCTTGGAATCGCTACTTCTGGATATGCCGATACCATTCCTTTTACCGTAAAGCCAGAGCATTCTTTGGCGTTTTCGAGAACTACTGGCAGAGTCGTATTGGACGCGGGAGACTATGCTTTGGTGACTTACCGACTCAACGTGTATCCTTCCACCGGAGCGGCCCCTATCAGCGTCAACTTGAATACTGCTGGATTCGACCACGGGGCTTCCGATACATGCACGGGATGGTTGGGTCAGTTGACGGGGGTTCAGGGCATCGTTCATGCCGGAATCAAGGTTATCTCTGGCCCAATTCCGGTGGACACATCAACAGAACTTTCCACTCATTTTGTTCCACAAAGCCCTCATTACGGAAACAATTACTTCGGGGTGAGTTATACTCCCAGAGTTGGGGCATTGCTTGAGCCTTCCCATTCGACTTTGAATGATGCTTTTGACTATGTTGCGTATTCGTCGAACGACCTTACTCAATTTGTGGCCACTCCCAGCGGCGGGCATATTGACCCGGCTATTCAAAGCCGTTTCTTTCCGTTTAACCCTGCTGGAATTAAGACAAGTGGAATTTGCGGGTATATCTACAACGTCCTTGGTCAATCGTCGCCAGTTCTCCCGAATAATATCCGCATAGGGTCTTCGCCCTCGGTTGTAGGGTATTCGGTTGCCCCAAACCAGTCCACGGATTTCCCTTCTTCTACCGACATTACGGTTGCGGCGAGTCCGGTGCCTTCTACCACAAACATTTTCAATGCTTCTCTGAACTTCGGCGTTGTCAATCGAGTTTATGGCTCGGATACTCAGTCACGCGCCCTGAATTTCACTTGGCTGGCCGGGGTTACAATTCCGGGCAGTCCAGATTTCATATCCTCCGTGGTAATTGCCCATCCAGACATTTACCCGCCTTCTCCAAGTCCGTCAGTCAGGAATACCCCGGCTACATTGTTCCCAGTGTTTGAAATGATGCTGAACACTATTGACGGAAGATGTATTCCTCCGTTGGTCGTAGATGGTTCCGCTACGGGATTCAATCAGTGGGCCGACGATACGGCGATAAAGCTGTTCTTCGATGGGACGCACAACTTGGGTCTAAGCTTTAACATAAGCTGGTCGAGGGTTTAAGTGTAATTCATAGTATGCAGACCGTCGCTGATACCATCAAAAAAGCCCTAGAAACGAAAGCCGATGAACAGGTTTACGTGGATGGCATTGGTGGCAAGACAACCAAGAAGCCTGATACCAAATGGCGTAGTTTGGATTGGGTTAAGGAATTTCCGGGCATGGCCCCAAAAACCACGGAATCCAAACCCAAGAATGTCGAGAAGAAATTCGCAGAAAAGCAGAAAGAGCAGAGCGTTCAGACCCCTCAAAAGCCGGGGGGCGGTATGCCGGTGGCTACAGCGGAACCGGAACATTACGTGGATTTAACCAAGTATGGCAACTCCGACTTCTACATTGATGAATACCCCGGTTTAGGCGGGTTTGCGAAAGCGGAAGAAATCACGCACTACGATGGACTCTACCAAGACGAGGCTACTAAACAGACCAAGCCAAAAAATGTCCCCAAAAAGTTCAAGTATAAGCTGGGAGAGCGTAAGAATTACACAAATCAATACCGTGTCCTGATTGAAGCTCCAATGAAGCTTTACAAGGATTTTATGGTCGCAAAAGCAGTAGTTACCGTGTAATAGATGGGGAGATATGGAATTTAAGTTCAAAACGTGCTTTAGCTCGACAGTAAAACCACTTGTCACCGAAGAAAGGGATAAATACCTTTCGCTCGCAAGCATTTCCAATCTTAGCTCCTTCATCCCGAACATTGATACGGCCAGAAACATTGATTTATTGCCAGCCGCCTTCAATGCCTGCGTAATCAACCGAGTCAATCTAAACGGGGACATCGTTGATACCGCTACAGCGATGGACATGGCCGACTATTTCATCAACAAGCCGATTACGTAGAGCATAACAGGCAGCACCTTATCGGCGTTATTTTGACGGTTGGATTCAGCAAATTTGGAACGGACGAACCGCTTTCCCGCGCAGAAGCCAGCCAGATGACTACTCCGTTCAACCTTACTTTGGGGTGCGTATTCTGGAAGGTCGTAAACCCTGAATTGACTGACAGGATTGAGGAATCCAATGACCCATCAAGCCCGTATTACTTGACTGTTTCTGCAAGTTGGGAACTTGGTTTTAGTGAATTTGATGTAGCCGTAGCTTCTGCGGGTGGTAAGAATTTGGAAGACTGCGCGATTGTTTCCGACGCTAAATCCATCTCCGTGATTGAGAAGTATCTCAAGTGTAATGGTGGGACAGGCAAGCTCCAAGACGGAAAACTTATATATCGTAAAGTGGTTGGGCAGGTTGTTCCTTTGGGTGTTGGTATTACTGGAAACCCAGCCGCAGATGTTGTAGGAATCGCTGTAAATACGGCCACTCCATCGAAGGATATTACCATTTGTGATTCTGCGGAATCGCACGGGCACAGCATAGATAAATGCAGTTGCGGTAAAATCATTCGTCAATGCAGATGTTCTTTCGCTGGCAAGCCAGTCAACGTTATTGAAAACGGTTGTAAAGATTGCCAAGAAAGTTCAAAAAAGATTTCACAATCATCGAATTTGGTTGTAAATACAGATAGCAAGAAACTTATGAAGCTCAATTCTCTGTCAGACATTAACGAAACGAACTGGAAGGAGCTTACTGCTTCTGTCGTTACCGAGTTCGTCGCTCAGGAAATGAAGAAGGCGAACGAGCAATTCATTGCTGACAAGAACAAGGATGCGGAAAACTTGAAGGCGTCCCAAGCGGCACAAAAGCAGCTTGAAGCCGACCACGCAACCATGAAGGCTTCTCT